GGGAACAACTCTTTTGCAACCAACATCTCGTCCAACACTACATCGTATGGTGCGCTTGGTGCAGCGAGTGTGGCAATCGGGTCGTTTAACAAGTCGGATGCAAGTGAAGCAGTCAGTCTAGGCTACGCAAACGTTTCATCTGGTCTTTCGTCCTCTGCAATCGGTGCACTAAACACTGCTTCTGCAAATTATGCAGTTGCTATTGGACAGGAAGCAAACTCGTCTCTGGTAGGTAAGTATGCCTACTCTGCTGGAAAATTTGCTGCGGTCGGAGACGCTCAGACAGGAACGCTCGTCCTTCGCAGCGACACTACCAATGCGACACCCGAAGCCCTGACAACTACTAATACTGCGGCAGGAATAACAAACCAAATCATCTTGCCCAACAACTCTGCTATCGCCTTCCACGGCACCATCGTAGCTCGTGAGCAAGCCTCTGCTGGCACCGACTGTGCTGCTTGGAAGATCGAAGGCTTGATCCGCAGGGAAGGCAACGCAGCAAGCACGGTGCTGGTGAATAGTGCTACAACTATCTTGGACAACACCCCCGCATGGGGTATGGCTCTGAGTGCAGACACGACCAACGGTGGCCTCAAGATTGAAGTCACTGGCGCTGCTGCAACCAACATTAGATGGGTGGCAAACGTGACCACCGCAGAAGTTACATACTAAGGAGGCCACAATGGCTATTCAACTCGACCTGACCAACAGCCAGTATGGCACTCCCTTTGCTGGCGCTTACTTCCGCATCGTTACAGCGGCTGTCTCTCGGATGCGCGAGGGTGGCCCTAAGTTCACCGTCATGATTGACGTTGCTGGCTATGCCACGGCCACGCCCGGTGACGACACCCGCGAGGTAGCTTTCCGCCGCTACCATGCCGATCTAACCGAAGTTGAAGCACAAGCTGGCGCTAACTTCCTCGACAAGTGCTATGCGTGGGTCATGGCGCAGGCAGACATGGCAGGGAGCATCGCGGTCTAATGAGCATTACGATCAACCACCAGACCGAAAGCATTTCAGCGACAAGCGGCTCTGTCACGGTTGACGGAAACGCTTCCACAGCTACGACCTTGGCTACGGCCAGAACTATCGCCCTTTCCGGTGCGGCGACAGGCACTGCGACTAGTTTTGACGGTTCTGCCAACATCACTGTCCCGGTTACTTCGTTAAACGCCACTAATTTGTCTGGGACAGTGCCGGATGCGAGTATTTCAGGCTCATATACGGGCATGACTAACCTTACTGGTAGTGGGACCGTAGATTTTGCGACGTTTCTCGGTAACGCTTCCGACACCGCGTCAGCCCCGAGCTACTCTTGGACAGGCGACACTAATACCGGTATGTATAGAGTTGGGACTGACCAACTTGGTTTTGCTACCGGAGGGGTCGCCCGCATAACCGTCAGCACTTCGGCAATCACCTGCACACTTCCGGTTAGCGCAAGCAGTTTTTCGACCCTCGGAACCATCACCACTTCGGGAACCATCACCGCTGCGACAATGAAGGCCACGAGTTACCAAGAAACTGTCGGCACAATTTCTACTGCGACCATTGGCCTTACTACTGGTAACGTGTTTTCCGATGCACCATCAGTGAACCGGACCTACGTTTTTAGCAGCCCGCCCGCCAGCGGCACCGCCTACGGCTTTACACTAAAGGTAACACCCTCTGGAACCATCACTTTGACTTGGCCCGCTTCTGTTGATTGGGCTTATGGGGCAGCGCCTTCTGCCCCTGCAAGTGGGGAAACCAACGTGTATGCGTTTTACACGCAAGATGGCGGTACAACATGGTACGGCTTCCTTGCCGGAGCGGCGATGGCATGAGCATTGCAAGGATTTTACAACAGGCGGCATCTAACGCTGTCCCTCCAGACCCGGCATGGAACTTAGCTTACGCTTCGTTTAATGGCGGAGTATACGGGCATGTTAGTGTGGCAGCACAAGCACCAAGCCCTATTCAGGTTTCATTCAAATCCGATGGAACAAAGATGTACGTTCTTTGTGCCACGAACGATGCTGTTTACGAATACAACCTAAGTACTGCTTGGGAAGTTAGCACGGCCACTTATTTACAGAGTTTTAGTGTATCTTCTCAAGATACATCGCCAGAGGGCCTGTTTTTCAAACCTGACGGAACTAAGATGTACATTTGCGGCGTCGTAGGAGATGACATAAACGAATACGATCTGAGTAGCGCTTGGGACGTATCGACGGCTTCATATGTTCGAAACTTCAGCGTGTTTTCTGAAGATGGAAATCCGGAGGACGTATTCTTCAAACCTGACGGCACTAAGATGTACATGCTGGGTGCCACTGGAGACGATGTAAACGAGTACAACCTAAGCACTGCGTGGAACATCTCTACGGCTTCCTACCTCCAAACGTTTAGCATAGCCGCCCAAGACACGTCGCCAGAGGGCCTGTTTTTCAAACCTGACGGAACTAAGATGTACGTATCAGGCAACGCTGGAGATGACGTAAACGAATACGACCTAAGCACTGCTTGGGACATATCTACCGCTTCCTATGTTCAAAGTTTTGCCCTTTTCCCACTAGAATTTTCCACGATGGGCGTATTCTTCAAGTCAGACGGCACCAAGATGTATGTGTCTGGACTCAGTGGGGTTGGGGTCTGGCAGTTTTCGTTGAGCTCCGCTTGGGACGTTAGCACTGCGTCGTGGGACGCCCCCACACAAAATTACTTTAGCGTTCTTAACGAAGAAAATAACGCCGGGGGCGTATTTTTCAAACCTGACGGCACTAAGATGTATGTCGTCGGCAGCGGTGGGGATGAAGTAAACGAGTACGACCTAAGTACCGCTTGGGCCATATCGACCGCTTCCTACCTCCAAACTTTTAGCGTGGTTTCCCAAGATACGGTGCCAACCGACATATTCTTCAAACCTGACGGCACTAAGATGTATGTCATCGGTAGCACCGGAGACAGTGTTTACGAATACGACCTAAGCACTGCGTGGAACATCTCTACTGCATCTTACCTCCAAGCCTTTAGTGTTTCTGCCGAAGAACTAGCCCCCTCAGGTCTAGCTTTTAAGCCTGATGGAACCAAAATGTATGTCATCGGCAGCGCCGGAGATGACGTAAACGAATATGACCTAAGTACCGCTTGGGACATCTCTACGGCTTCCTACCTCCAAGCCTTTAGTGTTGCTGCCCAAGAGACAAGCCCGCTATGTTTGTTTTTCAAACCGGATGGTACTAAGATGTACATCGGCGGCTCTGGCGGAGATGACATAACTGGGTACGATCTAAGCACTGCTTGGGACGTCTCCACCGCGTCTTTTGTGAACACCTTTAGGGTTGCTGTGCAAGATGCTGCCCCTACGGGACTCTTCTTCAAACCAGACGGTACCAAAATGTACGTGGCTGGACCTACGTCTGATGCCATCTGGGCATATGACCTTAGCCTGTGAGGACAACCAATGCACGTTAAACTGACAAACGGCCAGCCCAGCCAATTCCCTTACAGCGTTGGGCAACTCCGCCGTGATAACCCGCAGACCAGCTTCCCGAAGCAGGTGCCTGACAGTGTTCTAGCGGCGTATGACGTTTATCCCGTGCGGGCCGTGCCTGCTCCTGCGGTGGATAGCAAAACGCATCGGGTGGTTCAGTCCGTCGCACCGTCTGGAGACGGTTGGACGCAAACATGGACCGTCCAAGAGCTTTCCCAAACGCAAGCAGAGGATAACGTAAGGGCGCACCGGAACCGCCTGCTGTCCGACACCGACTGGACCGCTTTGAGCGACAACGTCATGACGCCAGAGATGGCTACCTATCGTCAGGCGCTTCGTGATATTACTGCACAAGAGGGCTTCCCGTATAGCGTAACGTGGCCCACTAAACCTTAACAACACTTGACATTTGTTCTATACTATAGTATAACATTTACTACCACCAACATGAGGCAATACTATGGCTGCACAGAATGAATCTTGGCATCTTAGCAAGAGTGTACCTATCTCCCTTATCGTTGCCCTGATCATTCAGGC